TCCGGAACGATAACCAAATGATGACGGTCGTCAAGCGGTGTGTCCATATCGGCAATGCGCCAATTTACACTTTTTTCTGTCCCGTCAATAGTCACGGGTTTAGTCCAATAATCCCCGACATACAGATCATCAAACGAACCGTCCTCAATTGCCGCAAGCTGTGCCGCCGTGACGGACGAGCCGAGAGATTTGCCCCTGAAGATGTTGCGGTGCATTGTGGGGATATTCTCTACCCACGAAGAACTGGGGATGTGCTCATTCACGCCCTGTATTGTTCTGTCATCATACCCAATCCCCGCACGTGCGAGCTGCTCCGTTCCGTAAGTTTGCTGCTCCCTTGTGATCTGTTTTAGCTTTGCGAGCATAGCTGTCACACTCATGAAGCTGCCACCCCCGTATATATTATATAGTTTACTGTCATATACGGTGGGAGCAGATTGAATGGCACACCGCCACCGACAGTACTTTCTGACACGGTAACTGAAGCTGCCAACGATTGAACATCCCCAACAACATTTGTGCCGACAACGTATTTAAGATTCACGTCAGTAGCCTCGTTACGAGTAGCAGAAAAAGTCGCCGTAGCACTGACATTATGCTTATGCGCCGGTAATTCGTTTGTTGTCAGCGTATGCGATTTCTCGCCGCCATTATCACCGAGATTGGTTGTTGATTCTTTTCCGATTGCGAATCTTCCGCGAAGGTCGGGTAGATTAAACGTCGATGTACCGTCACCCTCGCCGTAAGCCGTGCCGATACTCGCAAACAAATCTGCATATACGGTTCTGCTCACTGCTGATCCGTCACAAATCAGCCACTTCGACGGAGCTGTCGTACATGCGGTCATTTTTATGTCTCCTACGTTGTTGGCGTCAGGCCACACAAACTCGGAAGACAACCGCGGATAAACGCCACCACACACTGTTGTATTGCGGCGGGTATCCGTTATCATCGAGGATGTGATCTCGAGCGTTCCTGCGGCTATAGCGACCGTGGCGAGACCGAGGTCGTAGATGGTTCCGTCTCTCACAATGTCGGGAGCTTCGGGAGTAGCGGCAAGCTCGCCCTTGATGACCGTGAGTGTCACTTTCTTGGTTGACAGGTCGAGTCGTGCCACGATCCTGTCTATGCGGGCGTATGTGCCGTCTGCATCATCGAGCTCAATGACCTCGGCGGTCTCGGCAAATCCGAAATATCCGTTTATCCAACAGTAACCGGGAGCGACCGATACGGTCATACCAGTGCCTGCGGACACCTGTAACACTGTTTCCTCATCCGCGAGTATTCCGCTCGTGAGGATCCCACCCGCGAACTTCGCGAAATCTTCCGCCCAAACGGTTTTGTTGTTGAAAAATCCGCTGCGCATTTATATCATACCTCCTTCGGGGAGATATCCCCAAATTCCGGGATTATTTCCGTCCCGGCAGCACTGTAGCTTTCGGCGACCTTGTGGATGCGCCGTGTCAGACTGATACCAAACGGCCTATATTCTACCGTTACGATATCGCCTATGTCATAATCCTGTTTATACGTCAACCCTGCGGTATGCGCCACCGAAGCAAATACAAAAATATCTTTCGGCGTAATGTACTGCGGCGCAAGACTTCGGAGCAGTGCCTTTGTACCGTTGATATCGAGCACTACACCTCTATCCGATGATATCGTCACACACTGTTCGGTGATGACGCTGATCTCGCGAAGCTCTGTGCCACTTAATGCAGTCGGTGCATACCGCTCCGCGACAGTTCCGAACTCGCCCGAGTACACCATAGTGACCGCATTCACGGTCACGGAGTCGTCTTCTGCGTATTCCGCAGCGCCGATTATCGTGTCATACTCGGGCGAGAATACTACCTGAGCATTGATATACTGATTAGCCCGATAATCATGTCCCTCATAACACTCGAATTTCATTGTTCCCGTATTCGGATTGAGAACAATGCGAAAGGTCACTCCGGAGAGTCGTGAGATTTCTCTCAATGCATCATGCAGATCGTTATATATTAAATATACCGATACGGTCTTGTCAGAACCGCACATTTCTCCAAGAGACAGCCCTGCGATATAGTCGGGGCTCTCGTCGTTCAGAACCGTAGCGGAAACGAGCTGCCGCATAATTGTTTCAGCATTTCCCGTGTACATCTGCGCGCTGCGCACGATATGACCGTGCAGCAAATACGACAGAAAACGGCCTATTACCGTTATCGTCGTTACGCCCTCAGCGTCGACATTCTTTGCCACGCGAAGGATCATACCGCTCTCGAGCGCATCGGCACGCATCAGATAACGCCCCGCGGAAAACAGTGCGTTGTTGTTTTCGTTAGCGGGAACGTTCATCTCGAAATATCCCGCCTCATAGAAACGCCTTTCCCAGAAGAGCGTTGTCTGTGTATCGACGATACCGACAGCCGTCATAGTCTTGTCATAGACAATGAGATCAATCATTCAGACCGTCCCTCCTGACTATGTAAGCAATTTCCTCGAGCTTATCTTCGATTACCTTGTTCGGGATCCTTACCTCAACAGCGGCAGGGCAGTTAGTGTACATTGCGTTGTATTTCGCAGTCCATGACATTATTATGTCGAGATCGTCGACACCGCCGTCCGCTGCGTACTTGAACGTGTTCTTGCCCTGTGCGAGTGTAAAGAAACGAAACGGATAAATTGAATATTTAAATATATTCGTGACTTCCCGGCCTCGGGTGAGCAAAATTTTTTTATTGTTTTTCCCCGTGGTGATAGTGATAACATCGCCCGCAAGCATCGTGAAATTGAGCTTTGCGGTATCTCTTGTTGCGACATCTATCAATGTCGGGTTGACTACCTGCGCATTTGCTGAGAAGGTTATCGTGCATTCAGTGTCTGCCTCGCCATCATTTATAATGTCTGCAAAAACCGAAGGAAAGCGACGAGAGATGTAGAACGCCGTGTCCGGGAACGTATACGGGAACATAAATACCGATTCGCTGCCCGCGATTATCTGCGATTTTCCTTCCAGTGCTTTGAAATACGGGTCTGTACAGATTAACATCGCAGTGCCCTTCATAGGCGGCTTCTGGTTCGGCGGTATCTCGCAGCTCTGCACGATGTAGTCTATTGTACTGCATCCGAGGCGACCGACAAACGTCATAGTTCCATGGGAACGCGCCGCAAAAATGCGATACATATCGTGCATAGACTGCTCGGCATCTACTCCCGAACGGATGCGAAAATTAACCATTATAGGTCGCTCGGGCACATAGGATTGATTTTCGGTCGAGCCATCAAGCCCAGCGACCAACTGCGTGTTAATGACTGACTGTGCGCTCACTCCGGTTATTGATGTGAGGCGCACATAGTCGTCGTTGACAAGATCAATATCTCCGACAGCGGGATTTGCAAATATCAGATTATTCATTCAAATCCCCCTCCTACTGTCCGTATATCGCCGCGGTTGCCTGCTGCTGTCGCTGATCTTTCATCTGCTCGGTGCGGGTAGCGGCCTTATTATACTGGTTGTTGAACGTGTAGTTGTTGATAACGCTCTCGGGAACATTCGATGGCATTCCCGACGGTCTCGATGTTGTCATCGACGCGCCGCTCTCGATGCTGTCGGCAGCCTTTACAGCCGAATATCTCTCGGCGGCTTCGGTCAGATTGACCGCGGATTTCAGATATTTCTCGAAAATAGCGAAATCTTCGTTGCTAAGGAGGTTAAGGCTCAGTGCCTTGTTATAGGCTTCCTCGGCGCTGTAGCCCTGACGGATCAGGTCGTTTTCGCTGTTATATATCTGATATTTCAGCTCTTCTGCGCGGTTTTTCGCCTTTTCTTCCTCGAGTTCCTCGGCATGGAGAGTTTGATACATCTTCGCGCCGACGTCACGCCAGAATTTTGTTGTCTCATCGTACCAATCCTGTAGGTGCGTTCCGAAAATACCGTCAATGATGCTCAGCGCGCCGCTCATAACGTTCACGAGGCCCTCGCCGAGCAACTTAAATGTCGTTTTGCCGACGTCGAGCCAGTCCGTTTCCTTGAATTTGTCTACAATTGCGTTGACGATCTTAACGACTGCCTCGGTCAGCTTCGCAATGCCCTCTTCCGAGAGCAGTGCCTCGGCGAGCTTGAACACGAGGTCAATACCCGCATCGACGAGCTCGGGCACCTTCTCGATTAATTTATCGACTATGACAGGTACGAGTTCGAGCGCTTTTTCGGCGAGCTTCGGCAGTGCCGCGGTCAAACCCTCGACGAGCTTGATGAGCAAATCAAAACCTGTATCGAGTATCTTATCGGCATTGTCTATCAGTTTGTTCCCAATGTCCTCGACTATGCCCGGGAGCATCGGAATGAGTTTGTCGAGGACCTTGTTGAGACCGCCGATCAAGCCCGTGAAGAGCGTTATCGCACCGTCAATGACCATAGGCACCATTTCGGGCGCCTTGTCGGCCAATTTCAGACACAAATCGGTCAAGCCGTCGATCATTGGCGGGAGCAGGGTCATGACCACCTTCGGGATGTTATCCACGAGGGTGAGGATTACCGTGTTCATGCCACTGAGCAACGGCGGTATCATTTTGTCGATATCCTTCAGGATCCCGTCTGTGAGCTCGGATATCTGCCGCGAGAATTCCTGTCCCGCTTTAATGTCGCCCGTGAACATCTTCGCGAACGACTGCGAGATTTCCGGCACCGCCGCGCCTATGCGGTCGGTAAGCAGTTGCAGCTTCGGCGCGAAGGATGTCGCTATGACATTTCCCGCGGCTGTTGTGTTAGCTTTCAGAATGTCGAGGCTGTCGTTATACTTGTTAAGACCGTCAAGTGCGTCCTGCGACAGTATTAGTCCAGCTTTTTCGGCTTGGTCGCCGTATTCTTTCAGTGCATCCGCTCCGCCGAGTATCAGCGGATTGAGTTCCTGAGCGGATTTCCCGAAGATATCCATAGCGAGGGCATCACGCTCGGTCTCGTTCTCCATTTTGCCGAGAGCTTCAATGACTTCGTAGAATACCTCTTCGTTGTTGCGCAATTGGCCGTTACTATCTTCGACAGAACCGCCTAAATCATCGAATACCTTCGACGAGCCCGCCATTTTCTTGGTCAGCTTCGCGAGCGAACCTGTTATCGTCTCAACGTCAACATCTACGAGATTGGCCGCATACTGCATTTTTTGCAACTGCTCAGTAGATAATCCCGTCTGTTTCGATAACGTGTTGAGATCATCGGCAGCAGCCGCGGCATCGCCCGTCAGCTTCGTAATAGCGGTCGCAGCGGACAGCGCTGTGGTCGCGTATGCAGTCAGTGCCTTGGTGCCGACCTCGAGCGATTTCTGTACCGTCTGAGCGCCGATTTTCGCGGCAGCTGTCGCGGCTTTTCCCGCCTGTGCCGCGCATTTCTCAAATGCTTTTGCGACCTTTTCGACCTTTTCCGCAACTTCCTTCGGCATAAGGTCCTTGAGCTGTAGGTTTTTGAGGTCTTTTGCTTCCTTCGAGGTCTTTTTAAATGCTTCCTCGGTCTCTATCAGCTTCGCATTCGCGTTGTTGAGCTGTATCTGTAGATTACTGTAGCTCTTGTTCGCCTGTTCTACGGCTGTATTGGCCTTTGTCAGCTCGGCTTGTGCGGCCTTTACTTCCTTGGAATTCTCTCCATAGGCAGCAGTTGCAGCCTCGAGCGCTTTCTTGGCTTCTTCCTGCCGTTTCGTAGCGCCTTCCTGCGCTTCGGCCTGCTTCTTGAGGGTCTCTTCGAGCAGATTTATCTTGTTTTTCTGCTCGATGACCTGTTTATTCAGCACCTCGGCAGTCGCTTTCAAACCCTTCATGCCCTGATCGGTCTTGCCGAACTGAGCCGTGACGAGCTTCATCTCGCTGTCGAGTACCTTTGACGCCTGATTTATGGACGATAAGGCATTCTTGAACTCTTTTTCGCCGTCAAGTTTAATGACTGTTTTTATTTCCCGTGCCACATCGTCACTTCCTTCGTTTTATCCCTGGTTTTCGATTTCATAAAGCCAAATCTGTAGGACTTGCCCCGGCGAAAAGAATATCCATATCTCGGCGAAGGACAGCCCTGCGGACAGACCCTTAGCGACTATCCGCAGGGTCTTATTTATTTTTTTTTGCCCTGCTTTTTACGCCTGTTTTCGCGTATCTCTTCAAGGACTTCGTCCGCTTCTTCTTTCTTGATATTCGCGCCCTCGGGGACCTCGAAATCGGAATCATCGCCGAGAGACTTAAAAATCGAGCCGCTCATGTTTATCATATCTGTCAGGCTCAGCACAATCGCTAAGCTGCCCTCCTCGAACAGCGGACATTCCTCGCCGCTCTGGAAGCCGTTACGAACCGCGAAATTATCGCGTTTTATAGCGGCGTTCACCAGTATCTCGATTATGGTTGTGAACTTCTTGAGCTTTTCTACATTCTCGCCGTCATGCATCCATTCATAGAGTTTATCGATGCCACCGCAAAGCTCCGAAATATCGCTCATCGCCTGTGTTGACCAAAACAGTTCATAGTCTTTATTCAGAATTTTTATTGTAGTTGCCATAGTGATTTACTCCTTTGATTTCAAAAATATCGGGCAGAGCCGTGGAGTTCTGCCCTGCCGTTTTTAGCCGTTGTCGGATGATGTTGCGGGTGTCGTCTGAGCTGTATAGACAGCCTGCGCAACTGCCGCCTTGACCGCGCCGTCGGTTATGCTCGCCGCGGAAGATATCGGTACGCTCTCGCTGTTGACCGTTACGGAGCTTATCGAGAGAGCCTGACAGTATGCGTATAACTGTGCAGCGCTTGCCTGTTTCAGCTCTCCTACCGTATTCTGGATGTTAGCCTTGTCGTGGAGCCATACGACAGCCTCGCCCTCGGTCGTAAAGCTCTCCGAGGTGCTGATGTTCTGCTCGGGATCATAGCCCTCAACGGGTATGATCGTACCTGTGATCGTCTGTGTGCCCCAGTTCACGGCGCCGTTTTTGGTGTTTGCGGTCTTGTTCTTGCCACCGCCGAACTGTACCTGATGATACCAGATCGCGTCGTAATATGCGTCCGTATCATCGCGGAGCTTACCGTTTTCGATCCAGCCGAGGCCGACCTTTGTCAGCTTCGGAGTTTCGCCGTAGTTGACCGATACCACGCCGCTCGATGTGACCTTCTTGGCACCCGTCAGCAGCGCCTCAACTTCCTGCTTTGAGGAGACTGTTCCGTCGCCGAACTCATCGATGCCGAGCGTGATAGTACCGTCCGTAAACGACTTATCCTCGTTCACACGACGGTTATCGCCCCACAGCGGTGTATCGCTGTTATTGATAGTCACCTGCCCCTCGATTGCAGCGCCGACCATAAAGCCCGTCCCGTATGTCGGCAGCGTGCCGTATTCTGTGGCAGAGATTGCTGCTGCACACAGTTTTTTCATTCCTATTTTTGCCATATTGCACTATTCCTTTCTGTTATATTTTCTTGAGATGTTCATCCATGACCTTTTCCATGGCTTCACATATTTTTCTTCCCGCTTTATCGTCGACCTCGTCGACAAAACGCGAGCCGCGTCTCTTTGGATTTGAGGTGCCCCAGTGAAGGATGTACGCCTTTTCGGCGTTGCTCATGCCATTGCGATCCTCCCCCTGCGGATAGACCTCTATACTTCGCGGACCTTTATATTTTTTTGATCGAAGATTTGTAGGTTTGTTTGGGGCGACCGACGCGAGCATATCACCCGTATCGATATAATCGTGCTCTTTGATGACATTTTTCCACGCTTCTACAGCAACTTCCGCACCTGCTTCGAGCATTTCATCTGCAATCTCGTCAATGTCTTCGCCGAGAGTCTGCATTTCTCGAAAGAAATCCTCAAACCCGCTTGTGCCAATGTGTGCCATATATCATAACTCCCATTCCGCAGTTAATGCGTAGTGCATATACCCAGTATCTTCCTCGTAATCATAATTAATATCGGGGTCGACCGCGAAGCCGACTTCCTCTAGCGCCGCCTGTATCTGTAGCGGCACGGGAGAGTATTCGGTTTTCGTGAAAAAATCGACCGCAACACGCTGAGAGCGGTTTTTTATACGTCCGTCGGCTATCAGGCCGCCTGTTCCCGCCTCCGACCACACGATATACTCGGCATCTTTTCCGCGGGAAACGTTGTGATAGTGCGGTACGGACAGCGTTGACAGCGCTGTTTTCATAGCTCTGTTGTATGTCACGTCACTCACTCCTCTGTATCTTCTTCGCAAGGACTTCGAGGTACATTCCGCGCCCCTTGACGTCCTCGACGGAGGTTATTTCAAACGTCTCATCACCGCACAAGATGCGCAGGTCGGTCGTTATATCAACGCCCGGAACAGCGCGAAACCTGTACAGGTCGGTAGCTTCGGACCAAACGGCTAGGTTCGCCCACCGTTCGGAGCCGTGGCGTCCTTCGCGGTAGGCTCGGACCTGTGCGATTGTCTCGACGGTTTCCGTTCCGCGGTCATCTTCGTCCATAGTCCACGTCTTGCGGACTATCTCGATCGGCGTGTTCATTTTCCCGTAGCTCATGTCACACCTTCCAATCTCTGTCGAGTCTGAGCAGGTCGTCTATCGCTTCCATGGATGATTTCGCCGCCGCGGGGCTGTCTCCGAAGAAACCACCCGTTGAGCCGTCCCTGCTCTCGTAGAAATGCGACGCGTGCATTATAACAGCCTGTTCCGTAGTCGGCGGCATGGGATGTTCGGTATAATAGCCGTCGGGGCGATGCTGGAATTTCTCGGCATACGCAATGGCCGCGGCGATCTTGTCGGTAATGAAATCGTCATCGGCGTTGCTGTCGAGTATCAGGTTTTTCTTGACCTTCGCGAGCAGTGTTGTTTCCGCCACAGATCGCCGCCTCCTTTCGTTATTATGAGTTCGCTGCGGGCTCGGTTATCTTCATCGTGAAGGTCGCTACAGCGTGGTTATCTGCCCACAGTGTGAACGACTTGTCGCCTGTCAGATACTTCGCGTCCTCTGCCTTGATGTAGAGAACGAAATCGCCCGCGGACAGACCGAGAGTTGTTGCTTCGCCTGCGTCATCGCTGCCGAGAGTTGCCGACGCGCCTGTGTCGTCTGTAAACTTGACGCCTACAATGCTGTCAAGGCCTGTACGTACGCCAAAGCCGAGCCACTTGTGTGTGCCCCACGTCTCGCCGTGGTTCGCGTCTGCAAGCTCGGAGACCTTGCAGTCAAGCGCGATAGTAATATCGGAGCCGCTGATGCTGAATGTCGCATGGCCGCTGTTCGCAGCTGTTTCGGTCGTAGGCATAGCAGTTGTGCTCGGGCAGGCAAGTACAGAAACATTCCATGCGTCGGGCTTAACTATGCCTGCATTCTTCAGATAGGTTATCAGCTTGTTCAGATCTTCGCGGATATCTGCGGCTGTATTTGTTGTCTTAGGCGCGAAATTCGCGGCGCCCGGGAAATTAACGAGAGCAGCGTCATCGCCGAACTCGAGCGAGCCGTCGATATGCCACTTATCTCCACCCTGCTCGCGGTAGTTCTTGGTATTGTATTCGCTCATTGTGTGATACCTCCATATATCGGCGGGCAACGCTTAAAACGCGCCCGCCGTCAAAGTCTCTTATGCCTTCATCCGGAGCAGCTGGATAGCTTCCGCAACGATAACCTTGCCGTCTACGCGCTGCGCCGCTGCGAAACCGATCTGACCGTTATCTGCAAATCTTTCGGCAAGGCGCTTGACAGTGCGAGAACGTCTGTCGGCTATCCAGAAGTTTTTGAAGTCGCCGAATGCGATTGTGCGATTGCCTGCCGCGATCGTAGGCGCATAAGGCGTTGTAATAAGGTCGAAGCCTGCGAGCTTGTCGGGCTGTCCAGCAATGTTGGACGGCTGCCACAGATATGCGCCGTTCGCATCCTTGAGCTTGCGAATGAGGCGTACTGTGTTATCGTTGGTGAGGAACTTCGCGTTCTTTCTGTAGGGCGACTTGAGGGCATAGATGAGGTCGAAGATCTCGTCCATGGTGATAGCGGTGGAATCCTTCGAGGTTACGCCTACAGTGCCGCCTTTCGCGGTAAAAATACCGGTAGCCTGACCGCTGCCTGTACCTACGCAGAACGCCTCCTCTTCAAGAGCACCGAACGCACGGATGATCTCGTCGGTAACGAACTCCTCGATATCGAATGCGCTGTCCTGCATCAGTTCCTCGCTGACCTTGATTATCGATGTCATCTTATAGGCGTCGAGTTCCTTCTGACCGAGTGTGGGTGTGGTTTCATTGTATGCGCCGTTCTCGGCTGTCCATGCCGCTGTCGCGTGAGACGTTACAACAGGGATCTTGTGATCGTACTGTGTAGTAATAACCTTCGAGATGCCGCGGATAACGTTAGCTTCGGCAAGGCCTGTCGCGATATTTCTGTCGAATTCATCGGGCACGAAGTAGCCACCGTTGGCGTCTGTGCCTACGGTCATTACATCATGGATAGGTGCAACGCCGCGGAGCATTCTGCCGAAGTCTTCCTTGTACTCATTGGAAGCTCTGCCTGGCTTCTGCGGTTCGATCTTCGCAGCGGGCTCGGGGCTGCCGACGATAGGCTGAGATGTGGGCTTGTTGAGCTGTGCCTCGATCTCTGCACGTCTCTCCTCGCGGTTGATCTCATTAGTCAGCGCGTCGAGGTCCTTTTCCATGGAGGCGTATGTAGCGTCATCTTCTGCGCTCAGCACGCCCTTGTCGTTTCTTCTTTCGTCGAGAAAAGCCTTCATTGTATTCCAAAGGCCTGCTCTCTTCTCTCTGAGTTCTTTCAGTGTCATGTGATTTATCCTCCTTACATGATTTTCTTGTACAGATTGAGCGACTGCATCAGGCTATCGATGCAACGGCCGCTCTGTTCTTCTTCCTGCTCATCCTGTCCCTCGGGCTCGGTAGGTTCGGGCTCAGGCTCAGGATCGGGCTCGGGCGGTTTAATATCTGCGGTGAGTTTATTAACTATCGCCGTGTTCATGCGATTTTCGGAAAACGTATAGGACTCTGGAGCCTTGGCTTCGTCCTCGATAAATCCGTCCGCGAAACCGTTCTCAACGGCCGCCTTGGCGTTCATCCACGTTTCTTCTTCCATCAGACGCACGAGCTTCGCCCGCTGCATACCTGTCTTGCGCTCGTAGGCGTTTACGATAGCCTCGCGAACCTCATCAAGTGTGGCGGCAGCCTTTTCCATGGCGTTATGGTCGCCATAGGCTATAGTCGCGGGGTTATGTATCATCATCATAGCGGGCAGGGACATCAGTACAGTGTCGCCCGCCATAGCGATGACCGTAGCGGCTGAGGCTGCTATGCCCGGGATCTTCACGGTCACCTTGCCCGGATAGTCTACCAACATCGTATAGATCTCGTTCGCCGCAAAAACGTCGCCGCCCGGTGAATTCAGCCATACGACTATATCACCGTTCCCGGCATACAGCTCGCTCTTAAATTCGGCGGGGGCGACTTCATCGCCCCACCAGACTTCGTCGGCTATAACGCCGTTGATCTCCAGTTCACGAGCATCGTTGTTATCGGTGCGCGGGATCCAGTTCCAGAATTTCAACATTCGTTTATTCCTCCTTTCCGCTATTTTTCTGATATGCGGCGCCTGCCATATTCAGCGGCATCATATTACCGTTGACCAGATACAGGTTACCGCCCTGCTCATCACTCAGCAGGTCGAGGTCTTCCAGTTCTCGTATATCGTTAGTTGACAGCCAACCATTCTGACGAGCTGTTGCATAGCCCATCATGCGAGACTGATAATCGCCGCGAAGCAGACCCTCGACAGCGAAACGAGCGAAATATCTGGTTTTCTGCTCAGGTGTAAGCAGAGACCGATATATCGACTGCTCCCAACGTATCAGCCACGGGTTGAGTGTATACTGTACAAACTCGAGCGACTGGTGCTCGATGTTTGAAAAACTCGATTTTTCGAGGTCTCCGACCATGTGCGGCGGGACTCGGAAAATTCGGGCTATTTCGTTGATTTGGAATTTGCGAGTCTCAAGGAACTGCGCGTGTTCGGGCGGGATAGATACCTGCTGATAGGTCATACCCTCCTCGAGCACGGCAACCTTGCCGCTGTTACTGCCGCCGCCGAATGTGGCGTTCCAACTGTCGCGCACCTTGTTCGGGTCGTTAAGCGTCCCGGGATGTTGTAACACGCCGCTCGGAGCTGCGCCGTTCGCGAAGAACTTACTGCCGTATTCCTCGGTGGCAATCCCGAGACCGATAGCGTTCCGCGCCATGGCGATAGGCGAATACCCGACGAGGCCGTCGAAGCCTAATCCCGGGACGTGGAAAACATCGTCGGGCGTCAGGTCCACGGTCTTACCATCCATCGTGGTATATTCGTAGTACAGCTCTTTCGTCTTGTCATTGCGGAGCACCCGCATCTGATTAGCCATCAGCGGGTACAGTGCGATTACCTCGTTCTTCCCGTTCCTGATTATCTGCGCGTAGGCATTACCCCACAGCAGCAGATGTGTCATCAGAGTTTCGCGGAAAATAAACGACGACATTTCGGCGTTCGGCTCGTAGTGCAGCAGCTTGTACAGCGTACTGTCTACAGCTTTTTCCTTGCCTCCGTTCGGCTTGTACCGATACAGGTGCAGCGGGAGACCCGCGACAGCTTCGGACAGGATCCTCACACACGCATACACGGCGGTCATCTGCATAGCCGAGCGCTCAGTCACGATCTTGCCCGCATTGCTTCCGCCCATATAAAACGTATATCTCTGTCCTGCGGTGTAGCTGTTCTCGACCGGGGGCTTATCCCTCGACCGGAACTTGGATATGAATTCCTTAACCTGTTCTATAACCATTTCCCTGTCTCCTTAAAATACAAGTAATCCTCGTGTATCATATACGCTCTCAGTCGCTACGTTTCCGCAGCGAATAGCGCGGTCAAGTGCCATAATAACGGCGACAGCGCCGTCTATCTTCTCGGTGCTCTTTTCCTTGTCGGGCTTGATGTTCCCCGCGGGGTCCTTGCGGATAAAGATATTATCCATATTCCACCGCAATACAGGATTACCGTCGTGTGCGATCGAGCCCTCGAGCACCATGCGCATGAGTTCTTTCGTCGGCGGGCTCATATCCTTGAAGCCCTGACCGAACGGAACTACCGTGAAGCCCGACTCTTCAAGAGACTGCACCATGTGCGTAGCGCCCCAACGGTCGAATGCGATATCACGGATGTTGTACTTCTCGCCGAGTTCTTCGATGAATTTCATAATATATCCGTAATATACGACGTTTCCCTCGGTGGTAACTATCCACCCCTCACGCTCCCACAGGTCATATAGGACGTGGTCGCGATTAACGCGCTTCTTCAGATTATCGCCGGGGATCCAGTACCATGCTTTTACGATATACTTCCCGCCCTTTGTGATCGGTGGGAAGACGAGTGCAAACACAGTCAGGTCGGTAGTACTCGACAGGTCAAGCCCACCGTAGCAAACACGTCCGAGCAGCTCTTCTTCGTCTATATCGACCTTGCAAGCGTCCCATTTATCCATCGGCATCCAACGAACTGCCTGCTTGACCCACTGATTCAAGCGGAGCTGGCGGAAGGTATTTTCTTCGACGGGATTCTGCTTAGCAGATTCACACGCCGCTCTGACCTTCTCAATGTCTATTGTAAATCCGAGAGACGGATTTGCCTCGTACCATGTTTTCGGGTCAGTCCAATCCGCGTCCTCCTTCGCGCCGTATATCACCGGGTAGAAGGTCGGATCGGATTTACGACCCTCAATGATATCAACAGCCTTCTGGTGCTGCTCATAGCAGACCGAATTCGTGTTATCGCCCGCAGTCGTTATAATAAAATGCAGCGGATTATTACGCGCGTCAGATGTGCCCTTCGTCATCATATCAAACAGATCACGGTTTTTCTGCACCCACAGCTCGTCAAATATCAGTGCCGACACGTTGACACCTGACTTTCCGCCGACATCGGCAGATAAAACCTTGTATTTACTGTTCGTGGCGCTGTAGATGATCTCCTTTCTGCTCGGCAGCAGGTCGCAGCGCTTACGCAGCGCCGGGCACAGCTTCACCATGTCGCAGGCTACTTCATAGACGAGTGAAGCTTGATCACGATCAGCTGCGCATCCGTAAACTTCCGCTCTTTGTTCTCCGTCACCACAAAGCATATACAACGCAATAGCCGCGGCAAGGTCGGATTTTCCGTTTTTCTTCGGTATCTCCGCATAAACGGTATTAAACTGTCTATATCCGTTCTGCTTAAGTGTACCGAAAATATCGCGGATCATGATCTCCTGCCACGGTAGCAATAAAAAAGGCTTGTCGTAGAACGCGCCCTTCGTGTGTTTCAGTGATTCGATAAATCCGACGGTATAATCCGCGGCGTCCTTGTCGTAGTGCGACGTCGGAGCCATAAAACGACTGGGTTCATATATCAGCCCTGCCATTATCCTATATTCCTCTTGTTCAGCAGCCGCTCCATCGGGTCGCTGTCTTCCACAGGCGGCTTCTTCGGGTCGTAGGTAGTCACCGAATTTTCCTTGACGATTTGGAAGATCATCAACCACAGGTTATTGGCCTGCTTTAAATAGCCCTGTGCTATGCCCACATACGGGCTCGCCATAGGTGCCCCTGTAGTCGGGTGACATCCGTCCATGCCTCTCCTCGAGATTATGCGTTCGCACTGCTCCCAACGAGCGACAGACATAGCATACGAGCGTAATAACTGCTCAGATACCAGACCGTCACACCCGCGGGAATGTATCCACGCCAATGCCTCGCGATAACGCGCCTCGGCGTTGAGCTCAAACTCAATTCCCTGCTGTGCTTCGGTCATATACTCGGGCAATTCCACATTTACGGGCAAACTCTCGGCGGTATTGGTCGCTTCCATGACCTTTAACGCCCGTTTCCCCGGGTTACCTGCCGCTATTTTCTCGGCTAAACCTTTCGACTTTCGCCCGGCATTCATGCGGGCGCCGCCTCTCGCGGTTCCGTCTTTTGCCATGTTTTTGACCTCCTTCCGAAAATCCGCGGATTTGAAAATGCGGATAAATTTGTACGAGAGTCCCCCTCCGTTGTCCGACCCCCAAGCCCCAGAGATTTGACCCGCCCCTCCGGGGGGGCTCCCTCCAGCGTCTTCCCGCTTTAGTTGATTAAAGCAAAATCTATGAGCGGGAATTTCTCGGCTCGATGCGGTCGTGACAGCTGATGCAGAGTGACATCAAGTTGCTGAAATCGTGCGTACCGCCTTCGGCAAGGGGCTTGATGTGGTGAACGTGCTGCGCGGGTGTATATATCCCGTTTTTCAGGCACTCCTCACAAAGGCGATGCTGTGATATGTATAGGTTCCGTATCTTCCGCCACCGGCGACCGTATCGATCGGAAGAGCGGTATTGTCTGCCGTTCTGTTCGTACTGCTTCGCGCGGAGCGCTGCGTGCTCGGGGCAGTAGTATTCCGCGGTCAGGTTCGGACATCCGGGATATCCGCAAGCGCGTTTCGGTTTCATTGGCATCGCGGACACCTCCGAAAAATTGCATAAAAATAGCGCCGTCCCGTGCTGTATGCGGGATTGACGCCGAAAAATTTTTTTATTTTTTTGAAAAAAATTGCAAAAAAGTATTGACAACCACCAAAATATGTGGTATAATATAATCAGTAAAGAGGAAAGGAGGAAGCCGATTGAAAGCGGTCGACAAAATAAAAGAGCTTTCCAAACTGCTGGAACAGGTTGAAAAGCTCCTGATAAGAATAATCTCAATCGTAGGTTGGATAATAATTCTTATCAAATTAATCTCCTAGGGAGATGAGGGCGAAAGCCCTCACTCCTGTATAGATTATAGCATACGCTTTTCAATCTGTCAAGAGTATTATGAAAAAAGAAGTTTTAATTCTCATCGGGCACATTTTGACTGTCATCGGGCTGCTCGCATTTCTCTCAATGCTTGTAATGCTGATGATAAAGGGAGGGATTTGATGAATTTACGCAAAATCCGCACAGAGCGGCAGATAACTGTACCCGCGCTGTCAAGAGCTTCAGGCGTTCCCATACGCACGATTGAAAACATCGAGAAGCGTAACGAGTGCACAGTCTCGAACGCCAAGAAACTCGCGCGAGTGCTCAAAGTCACACTCGATGAGCTTTGCGACTTTAAGCTCGAAGCATAACACTCAGCCGCCCTTCGGGGCGGTTTTCTTTTTGAGCGATAACACTGCGCCCCGTCGGTTGACGGGGAACAGCATTATCAAAGGAGCGTCTCCGCCGAATGAAATTCGGTCGGTAAATCGGCGTGGAAGAAGTTCCAAACTTCCACGCTATCATTATAACACATATAAAGCGGACAAATCGGACAACTTGAAAACAGATTGCACAAAATTTTATTATTATTTTTGTGTATTATTTATTAAGATACCGCATACACGCCTTGCGGACACCTTCGGCGGTGTTTCCGCCTCCGATCTCACGGGCGACCCGCCGCCAAGTGTAGTTATTGATAAACCTCGCGATCAGGATAGTCTTGACGTATTCGTTCGGGATCGCGTATATTTTCACCTCGGTGCTGTTGCGGCGCTGTTCGTAGTCGGCTTTCAGCGCTTCGAGCGCCTGTTTGTGCTTTTCGGCGGCCTCGACAGTTCGCTCAATGGTATTGCCGTCCGCGCTTCCGCCTCCCGAGACGCCGTCCGTTTTCGGGGACTGCGGGAGAGCGCGGGACTCGATCTCGGCGATACGGCGGGATAGCTGTCTGATGTGCCACGGCAGGAACCGCAGATCGTTCAGCTCGTCATAGGTAAGAATTACGCTGTTCATTGTTTTCCTTGTCTCCTATCTACTGTTGCTTTCGTTTTCCATACATTTCCGCAGACTGTCCTTGATATAGTAGGCAATGCCAAGTTCTTTGCATACCGCCTCTATGTTTCTTCCGAAGGTCGCCCAGTCTATATCTGAATCGTGGTAGTTGAGCTTGCCGATTTTCACTTTATCGACACCAGGTACACTTGCAAGCTTATTAAGCATTTGGATAACAGGCGCAGCTTTCACCACAGGCTCAAATGATACCCAAGTCTTTACCCCGACACCGTGAGCATTTACAAGCGCTGTCGTTCGGCGCGTATATTCGGATATTGTTTCCGTACCGTCAAGAGTTATCCCGTACCAATCTTCACTATCGAGTAAGTCAAGGTCTCTGCTACCGTTTCCCTTTGTGAGTATCTGGATACTGTTGCCGTACTCTTTGAGGAGCTGTATTATCTTTCGGGTTGCGGACGAATCAACGCCGTTCGGGTACGGATCACAAGTGAAGCAGAGGTGTATCAGTTTGCCTGTGATATGCTCGCACTCCAACTGCTTGCGGGTTTCCTCGATAATGTCCGGGCGAGGGCGAATGTCTGTATGAAATCTCTCTCGGTCACAGTGGAGCACCTGCGGAACATAACAGTAAAAGCAGCGGTGCGGACAGCCTGTGTAGATATTAAGCGCGAGGTCGCCGTATTCCTTTGCTGCGCCTTTCGGTTCATATATAGGTTTCATTTATTTTCTCCTTTTTCTTGAATAACGGACACATTCTGCCGTATGCCTCGTGATTTTCCAAATACCACCTGTAATCGGGGTGAGTGCATTCAAAGTGCGGCGGCTTCTCGTATTTGCAGTTTGAACACCTGTTTGCGTTCATATCAATAGGCGGTTTCTTTTCAGCTTTGTCCATTAAGCACCTCCAGAAAGTCTAAAAATGTTCCCGTGTGCCGTACTATTTCCCCGTGAAGCGCCGCGTCGTGTACCGTCCAATGTGCATGGCCGTTCAGTTCCTTCGCATTGAGGAAGGTCTTTATCGGTATGAAGAAGAAATACCGAAAGCTGAAACACATCAGAACGCCGGACTTTGCGCCGAGTTTCTTGTGAAGTAGCAGATGTTTCCTCTGCTCGTCCGAGAGAACAGATACCGCGATCCTGTCCGTGATCGTCGATTTTGCGTCAAATACAATGGACTTGCCGCCTCTGATTGTTCCTTTGAAATCGGGTTGCGCTTTATGCAAGAAATGACCCTCAAACTTTCCTTTACCGAGAGATTTTGTGATAGCGAACGGCTCCGGGGTCTTTTCGATATCCGCAAGCCCCTTATCGCAGTAATACTCGCACGCAGCCTCGATCATCTTCTCAAACTCGCCGCCCTCTTTGCGGTTTAATCTTCCGCGATAACTTGCCTGAGCGGATCTGTGGTTATATGCCATTCGGTTTCTCCGTCCTTTCAAACTCAATTACCCATACCCACGGATTTGCAGACCACCCATATTTATCATAATCTTTAGGTTTGATAGTGCTATCCCATATTTTAGAAAATTCATATCGAGCATCATCTAACTCGCCGCACTCGTCGCCCTCTTCATCATCTTCATCGCCACAGCACGGATAATCATATGACGCTATACATTTTTCACATACTTCCGGGATAACAATTCCTTCGTCCTGGATATTGAAAATCGGCATTCCCGAGCAAATAAAGCTGTCGTGCAAGCGTTCTGCACAAACATCTTTAACTTTAAGAAACAGCCGAGCGATTTCTTTCGGCATATGAATGGACGGTCTCCACACATTACCGTATTTCAGCCACTTGCTGACAAAAGCGTCATAATCATTACGATTCGCATTGTCTGTACTACCATTTGAAAAAACAAGTCTTTTTCCAAAGCCGCCTGCCTTATATTCTATATCGGCAACAGCCTCATACCTTTTTGCTCTCCAGCATCTCCAGGTCTCACGAACATAGAGGATATCGCCCGGCTGAAAAGGTGGTACATAAATGGCGCCGTTTATTATTTCAACAGGTTTCCCATCAAGCATGCTGTGTATAATTGATCCACCTTTTGGCTGCGGCTTTATCACTCTCCTTGTGACAGTTTTTCTGTCTTCGAGTATTGCCTGTACCATATCTGTGTTAAAAAATATCGGTTTTGTCATTGTAATTCTCCTATTCGTCCAGGAGACCGCTGTAATCACGATCTCCCGCGTCCTTGGGTATAAGCGGATCCTCGACAGGCTTTTTCTCCCGTTTCTCATAGTGTGTACACCAACACACCCTGTCCATTACACCACCGTCCGTATAATCACAGTCAAGGTTTTCGTCAGCGTTTTTACAAGAATTGCAGTAATTGCAACGCCACCAATATGTGATTTCATCATAATCATATTCATTGTCTTGCGCATCATAAATGTAATCGCTGATTATGCCTGAGCATTCCGTGTGATAGCACCTGCTGAAAAGATTACCCTCGTATCTTCCGAATTCGCGTTCATATCCTTCGCCTTTATGTATAGGCACAGAACACATTTCACATTTGTGCTCCTTCCGAGCTGATTTAATTATTGTTCTTGAGAAAAAATCTTGCATAACAAGCCTCACTTTCCTTTCAAAAACTCCTTCAATTCTTTTGAGGGGAATAGTACGCTCCTGCCGCATTGTGGGCATTTGTACATTGCCCCACACCAGCGCTGCTCGTATGTACGCGGTACCACATATTCAAGTCGCAGATCGTGATACTCGCATTTCGGGATAACAAGCAAGCCGTTCATCTTCTCCTGCCTTTCCTGTGCGAGCTCCGTTTCCTGCGTTCTATCGCCCGGACGTATTCGCTCATTGTGGGGGCGTCGTCGAATAATCGGCTGTTTTCCCTTTCTAAGTATTTTCCTATCTTGGACAAAGTCTCGTTTAAACCATTTACCCTTGCTTCGTCAAGAATCAGCTTCGTGTCACGGTTTTCCATAATCGCCATTCCTTTCTATCAAAACGGATTGTCAAATCTATCTCTGTTTGCTGACCGGAACATCATCAGCAACATTTCAGACACCGATCTGCTCCTATCTGTCCGAACAGCCCTCTTTATCGAGCGTAAGGTCATTGACCGCAGCTCCGGCACATATACCCCTATGCGATACGGTATATCGTCCTTAACCTCTCTATACACTTCTTCGAGCATTACATAGTAATTGAAATCTCCGATAAAGTTGTGTCCGTTCTTTGATTTGAAATCAGCGACGCAGGACTTTATTTCGTAACAATAGAAGTCACCTTTTTCAATGCCGGAAGTAGTATTGTTCAAGGGCTGAAACCTCATAAAGTCCACGCGGCACTGTTCGTTCTTGCCGTAGTCGAAAGTAACCTCACGCGCCCAGTAAATGCGGGTGTCATCAGTAGGATTTATCAACTTCCGACACATAACCGAGAGCATCGCGGTTGTATCAGATCGTTCCATAATGGCATTCTTCCTTTCTTTCAAAGTTGCTGCACCACCCGGACTTGCGCGAGACAATTAACCCTGTCATCGAGCAGATCAGATCCTTTGTCGCTGCGTTCCTGTATGAATGTACACATATCAGACATTTCCAGCCGCGCATTTTTCTCTCACCGTGTCCGCAATAGAATGCGGGAAGAGTGACGCGGGAATCTTTGTAGTTCGGATCGTGGCACGTTCCGAACGCTGTACCTTCTTCCCAATGCTCGCAGTTTTTACAGTAAACTATGTCGGGGGACCAATCATCGTCCTTGTCGAACATTCCCATTTTCTCACCCCCGCTGCTTCCAATTGGGCGGCATTACCCAAAGTGTCAGCTTGATGTTCCTTGCTTCCAGCGCAGGCTCGTCTTCCTCAATTACCTCAAACCAGCCGTCGAAATATAACATTTCCGCTATCTTATGCACCGCGCCGAGAACCGCTTGATCTTTAATGCCCGCGTACATCGTAGGATTGCTCATATACCGACTGTCCATCATTGCATTTCCGTGAATGTCCATAGGCTGAACGTTGACTACTTTGCCGACCATCGGCGGTGGCTGTAATCTGCCGCCGAGTTTAATAATAAGCCATTCCTTGAATTTCTGTAACATTTTATTCTTTGCCTCCTACTTTTTCATCCATAGTCGCACCGCACCTTGGACACCACTCACTTAATACTTCCTGCTGGTAGTCATCACGCAGCGGTCTTGCGTGGCAATGCGAGCACCGCCAGTAGTAGGTATTCAGCGTCAAGTGCTTTTCCCAGTGAGCTGACACCACATTCCCGCGCTCTTTCATTTCCAAAACATCACCGCGGAATATGAAGTATTTGTCTTTGCTGTTCTTGCCGTTCGGATTGTATCGCCAGTCTATGTCGGCAGCATCTATAAGCTTATGTTCGTTTTTAAGTTTTGCCATTGCTTTTCCCACTTTCTACCAGTTTATCGCATTGTCAAGCTCGTCCTTTTGCTGCTGTACAGACATCCGGGTATAGATCATTGTTGTATTTATGTTCGTATGCCCAAGCAAGTCTGCAAGTAGAGTAACATTCCCCGTATTTTTCAAAAAATTCACAGCGAAGAAATGTCGAAATGCGTGAGGGTGCATATATTCTCTGGGAATTCCATACTTCTTTCCGTACCGCTGTAAACGGCACTGAATATTCCGTATAGTCGTCGCCTTGTTCGTGCTGCATTTTATCAGCGTGTCATTTTCGCCTATGTTTGCCAGATATTCAGCGAATTCTCTTTTTATACACGCAGGAATGATAATGCGCCTCATTTTACCCTTTGTATGCATTTCAACATCACCGCGCAGAGCATCGCCTTTAGTTATTCTGATAGCTTCGGAAATACGCGTCCCAGTCTTTGCAAGAAGTGTGACGATCAGATACCCGTTCAAATCGTTGTCTTTTTTCAACCCCGCGATCAACTTATGATAGTTTTTTACATCTATAACATTTTCGACATTCATCCGCTTTGCGAGCTTTACTCCTTTTATGCTTATATTCAAACCCTTGTAGCGTATGTATGCCCGAAGTGCGTTTACATAGTTGTTTACACTCTGAGGTTTTAAGTCTTTTTGCAGTTCTTCCTTATACTCAATCAGATCTTTTGCCGATATCGAATCGTGGCTCTCAAAGTATTTTTTACAATGGCCTATGTAACCGTATATCGTTCCAGGAGCAAGTTCTTTTTCTTGCAAATAATTTCGGAATCCTTCTTCATCAAAGGTCACGGCACCCACTTCCTTTCAAGGTATTTCATTTTGGTGATATTGCCACCGTCACCGTACAAATTGCCGAAACGCTCAAAATACGTCATTGTTCCTGCCTGTATCATAGCTTTCGGCGCTGTCTGATCGTCGAATACAAATTCGAGGACATTCATTACCGGCTCCCCGTCATAGTTGTAGAGCTGATTGCCGTAAATGTCGAACTGATCTCCGAAGTCGAACGGGTCTATTTCCTCAATGGAATGCTTATAGTCGGCGTATATGATGCCGAAGCTCTCTCCGTTCGCGAGGGTGACTATCCAAGTATCGCCTATATCTATACCGTAGGCATTACCCAGAGCGACACAGTAATAGCGCACACCGTCCGAGAGATAATACCGCAGACCTGTTTCGGGTTCGGTGAAACATTCCTGCTGTAATCTGTAAATGGGCGTACTCGGCACATTCAGACCCCGAAAATCCTCACAAAAGAACGAGTTTGTTTCAATATTTTCGGGCAGGCGCTCTTTGCTGTATGAAACGCTCTCTGTCGCGTTTTCTTCTTCGGGGGTATCTACATATTGTTTTTCGGTAACAATGCTCTCTACGGCTGTTGCAACAGCGTTCTCGGCGATATTCTGTTCAAGTGCCAATGTAAGAGCGGCATTTTCGCTTTTGGTTCGCTCGTAAGCGCTCTTGAATATCTGAATGGTCTGCTGCTTTTCGGCAGCGTCCGCCTCGTATCTGCGCTGCTGATCGGCAGCGTAAGATATATTGACGATCAGCAGCGATGAGAGCAAGGCGATAGTCATTGTCTTGGCGACGCTCTTAACGCTCTGCATTGTATTTCTTTATAGCCTCCAGCATATCAGTAATTGTTTCACCTTTTCGGAGTCCTACCATAAACGAGGGCGGGAGAGGGAGCTTTTCGTCTATCGGTCTCCACAGGTGCAGGCAGTTCGGCAGAGTGTTGACATACTCTGATTTCGGCGGGTGTATCTGTATCACAGCTTCGTCCTCGCGGAAGAACATATCCTTGACCTTGCACATATCTTCCCACGAGGGGATCGTTCTCCGATTGACCGGAGATATGCTGACGTGCTCCCAACCGCCGCCGAACGACCACACGACCGTCGCGTCGTACTTCGGCATCATTATGTATCCCTGCCCGCCGTCTGCGCCTGTCGAGTTGATTATCAAACGGGGCGTTGCTTTGAGTTCTTCGAGTGTTTTCATAGGCTGTCCTTTCTCAATTGAGGTCGTCTACGGAGAATACGATACCGATGCAGTAGAGAACGCCCTCGTCGTAAACCTTAAACTCTTCGTGTGGTATATCAGTCTTGTATGTCCACGAGGCTCCGCGTTCTTCATCGTCCCAAACGACGGTGATAAGGTTTTCTTTGGCTCTTGTCACATCGTAATCATATACTCCGAACTCGTAATCATATACTCCGAACTCGTCGACATAGACATCTCCACCGTCCCAGCAGTCTATTTCATCTTCAAATATTCCGCGGACTTCCATAAGATCAATTCCGCGGACTTCCATAAGATCATCAGAGGCGCCGTGTACGATCACAAGGTTTGATTCTTTCGCAAGGTCGAATATTTCCTTGACCTTGCCCCTTTCGTTTATAAGCTCGCCGTAGTCTATGCCGTCGAGCATTTCCGCTATTTCTTTTGGGTTCATTGTGTTCTCCTTTCACACATCACAGTTTGCCAATTCGTAGAGCAGCATATCAATGTCGTGCTGTTTGCTGCTGTCGTCTGATCTCTGCCGGAACTTTGCGGCTCGATCTTTGAACATTCGCAGCTCCGTCATAGCGTGGTGCGCATCATCAGCATTCAGCGCCATTTCAACAGCCGTGCATATTTCTTCCGCATTCTGATACTCGCGGTTGTAACGCTGTATTCCCGTTTCCTGGTAAGCGTTGTATGCCTTGTTGCGCTTCTTTTCCCACCTGTTATAGAGCTTATTTAAACTTTCCGTGTATGCTGTGCTCATTGTTTACACCTCTCTTGTTGTAATGGCTTTTAGGGGGCTTTCATCCGATAAGGCGGCCATCATTTTTTCAATTGCTTCCAACTCCTCAGGTGACCGTTTCTTGCTTGCTGCTCCCAAAGGGTGGGAAGCATACAGTTCGTGCTTTTGAATGAATGCATCGAGAAGCCGTTCCTTTTCTTTCTGGAACAAGCGCTTGTAAAAGTCGAATAAGAACTCTATTTCAAGTTTTTCCGATAGAGCGCAATCGACCCAAAAGCTACGTAAAAGCCTGTTGTTGCTTCCTCTGTATTCATAGATATGCTCATTTGTGTCGACAACTTTTACGATTACCTGTATAAGAATAGCCGCATCATCGTTGCTTTTATATTTGAATTCATATTGGTCAATATGTTCCTCTTCCTCGAGAGCCTCAAAAGGCACCGAGTATTTTTTCATAAGCTCGTCAAGCAGCCTTTGAGCGGCTTCTTTTTCGCCGTCTACACCTTGCATTGCAAGCGCGTATATTTTTTTCAGCCTATCGTTTATTCTGCTTTCGTTCACATCTTGTTCCTTTCCTGGAAAGCTCGCAAGCCCTCCATATCCTGTGCCATTCTCCGGAGCTCGGCTCTGTCGAACTTAACCGGCTTTCCCATTCGTTCCTGAACATCGGGCAGGACTTCATCACATCTGACTCCGAGCAATTTGTTGATATCAGCCGCCGGATCACCGGTATATCGTTTCATCATATCGAATATCCCGTGAAGCCGCTTCTTGCCATAGTGTATCTTGTAATTGAGATACAGGCAGAATATTCCGAAGTTATCCACAAGAGCCTGTCGCTGCTTCAAATCAACAACATTTCCGTACTCGGTGTAGGTGTTAAGTTCTTTCAGATCAATGCCGATAGCTTTCAGATCACGCCGGACATATTCGTGCATAACATCATCTTTCGACAGCTCATTATACTTCGTCACCCAATCTCTTGTGTATTCCTCATACATCTCCAGCAGCATACGCTTGGATATTTCTTGCGTATGTAAGCACAGCATACACTTGGCGATAGTGATATAGTTTGCTTTGGATATTTCGCCGAGCTGGATATTGACAGTGAGATACTTTCCTTTGAACTTACGATTTCTCATTCTGTACTTCCTTTCGGTTTCAGCAGCGGTATGACATATTCTATGAACATATCTATTACCCGCTGCGCCCAGCACGGATACTCGAAACTGTTTACAACATCATCCCACACATTGTACCACTCGTAAGAACAATGGTGCGCGTCGAGATATTCTTCGACGACCTGCACGAAAGCGTCAGCGGTATCACAGCTTTCGATGTCGTCAAAATCTTTCAAAAGGTCTTCTCGTTTATCCGCGTAATCGTCCGCTTCTTCAAATGTATGCTTGATAGCTGCGAGGGCGTTGTCAAACTCAAATTCCTGCTTTGACATCTTCCCAAGCAGATAATCCCGTTCCCGCCGCAGAGAATAGAGGAAGGTATCGAACCCATCCGGCTGTTTTGGCCACCTGTAAGAAAGGTTTCCTGCGTCGGACACGATCTGCAACATATTGTGTTCAAGGTCTATCGTCGCGTAGAGCCACAGACACGAGCCGTAATGTTCATCGCCCTTTTCCTGCCTTACTACAAACTGCCGTATTTTCGGCTGTAATTCTTCTGTTGTCATAAAAGCTCCTTTCGTTATCTTCGGTTATTCAATCCACACTCTATCCGGGAGTGCGTTCAGAAGCTCGTCGTACTTCCTTGTTTCATCTCCCCATTTGGAGAAGTGGTCCGCGTTCGCGGCTTCATACGCTTTCTCAATATCCGCTATCAGCTTCAGATGCGCAGAGTTTTCACCGCGTATAATATCCATTGTGGCTTTGAGGTAGTCGTATTTCTGCCGCAGGTCGAGGAACGCAAGCAGCGTTCCCATAGCCTGCCCGATCAGCGAGAGCATTTCAGATTTTGTGTGCCGCATTATTCGTTTCCCTGCTTCGGTCTGCGCCAGTTCTTCTTGATATCCCGTCAGAGAATACCAGTCCGTTTCATAACTGTCATATCCGACCATATCGTACCTGTTGCCGATCAGCGCCACAGTCAGATCGTCGAATTCTTCCTCGCGGCAACTGTCATACATCTTGTCGTATAACTGGCTACAATCGTAGGATAGGTCGGAGAACATCATCTGAAATTCATGCGCCGTTTCTTCCTCGCCGTCCAAAGCATCTATTACCGACGATATATCCATAGCGTAACTCACCTCGTCACACTCGGAAGATATTTCGTCAAGCTCCTGTATTATCGCCTCATATCCGAGCGACGCGAGAGCCGGACGCTTGTATATCAGATCGTGACACTTTTGAGCTTTGATTTCTTCCTTTGTTATGTCGTTCCAATCGGCTTCGATTCCGTTCCGCTGTAACGCTCCGCAGAAACGGTTTATAATTTCATTCTTCACCAGTCCACCGCCTTGTCAATAGCGTCCTTCTGCTGTTCCTGTGACATTCGGAGATATATCTGTGTTACATTAACGCTGCCATGTCCGAGAAGATCAGCGAGAAGTGCGATATTGTTGTTACGTTTCAAAAACTCAATAGCAAAAAAATGACGAAATGCGTGCGCGTGCAGGACATTTCGCGGCACACCATACTTTTGGCCGTATTTTATAAGCTCCTCGGCAAACCCTCTGTCTGTCAGCGCCTTTCCGTGGGCATTCTGCATAACAACATCTTCATCCTGCAAGCCGTCAATCAGTGGTTTGATCTCCTCTTGCAGTTTCTTTGGAAAATGGATGGTTCGCATGTGGGCTTTTGCCGTCATCGTCACGCTTCCGTGTACAATGTCCTTTTTCTTTACTCTCAGAGCCTCGGAAATTCGCATACCTGTCTTGCTAAGAAGAATTATGTAATAATACATCCGCATTTTGTTATCGTTTTTCAAGCCTTCCAGCAGGCAATTTACCTGTCTTTGAGTTATTACATTTTCAACACATGTTTTCTTCGGCTCCTTTATGTGCTTGATCTTAAGGTTGATGCCCTTATACTCGCAATATCTGAGCACAGCCGTCAGACGAAGATTAACAGTCTGCGGTTTGTAATTCTCAGTCAGCTCCTGCTTAAAAGCTATCAGATTTGGTTTTGTTATCTCACTGTATTTCCCGAAGAACTTACGAACACCGAAAAGATAGGAGTCAATTGTATTTTGTGATAATTCTTCTTCATACAGATAATTCTTAAAACCCTCTATATCAAGCATTATTTTTCCACCTCTTTGCATTATTGATTTTTTCGGTCCACATAATATTGTTCAGCCCTTTCCAATAGGATTTGTCTTGCCTATATGAATACTCTGAAAGTTTTAAAGCACAAGCGTTGCAAGCCCGCCCGTGATGCTTCGGATCCTCAACAGGAGCGCCGCATAAATAGCAAAGGCCGTGTTCTTTTCTGTACTCAGGGATAAGCCCTCTCTCGTGGCGCTCTCGCTTTCTTTTCTGCGACATTTCCGCACTGTGCCTTTTGGCTCCAATAAAATGATCGTAACAATACAGTCCGTGTGATGCAGGCTTTGAGCATCTGATACAGATGCCTTTTTCCTTTTTTTCTTGATAAATCTCCTTCCGCCTTTCTTGATAGCGATGTGCATATTCACTATCATAGCGTTTAATGTTATCAAGCGTTATTTTTTCTAAGCACTCAGGGCAAAATTTTCTTCCTGGAAACTGAGAGCGTTTTTGACACTTATGGCATATTTTATTTTTGTCAAGAAGTTCAAGCCATTCTTTGTTTGTCATGTGCGCTCCTTTCCTTTCAGTCAAAAAATGTGAGCTGTATCATTCCGTCAACAGGAGCGTTTATATCCTCACTAACGCTCGTTGATGCGTTTGTTTTGAGTTCGCTAACGCACGCGTGTGTTTCTTCGTGCGTTTCGTGCGTTGCAACAGGCTCAGTGGCGTTTTCCTCGTCGGAACAGGTTTCTATATTATCCGACCGCGAATCGCTCTCTCCGCGCGTTTCAGCGGTGCTTACGCCGAACAGTGACCGGAACATTCTTCTCCATGTCCATATCTCGGAGCAGTAGAACGGTGTGATAAATGTTTCGCGTTCCATTGGTGCGAATATCGGATCGCCTGTCGTCGGTTCTGTGAGGCTATTACCTACTACGATATATCCGGGACACCCAAGCAGTGATATTTGTATATAGGCCATGCACGCGACCGTGTGATCTATGTCCTGTCCGATGAACATTATATCTGTGTGGTAATATATCTTGTGGGCTTTACAAGCATTTGCAAACGCTACAAGCATTCCGCCGCCGCCAACCGTAGGGTCACACACTGTTGCATAATTTCTGTTTGAGGGGATATTCAGTCCTTCGCTGGTAAAGTTCATCAAAGCCATCATTTTTGATACACAGTACGGTGTAAAGAACTGCCCCGCATGCGAGTTGCCGAGATCAAGGTTCATATACAGTGCTCCGAGAAAATCTTGATCCGGGTTGATCTCCAAAGCTTCAACAGTATATCCGAGCAAGTGAGATACAAGTTCAAGCTCTGACTTACTATATCCGCTTGCGATCTTGAGGTACGATTTTTCGCGTTCCGCTGCGTGTATCTCGTCAACTGTATTCGATATAGCATACGCGGCTAAATGTACCCAGTCACTCCACACTTGCCACCGAGTTCTTGAACCACACAACCGGTCAAAGTCTTTCATGAACTCTACGGTAACTTGGTCTCCGGAATAAAACCGCCTGCTCATTGCTATTCCTCGCTGTCGGGGAAAGCGGGGGAATGATCCCCCGGCTCTCCGATCAGTTCTTTGAGTTCATTGATCTCGTTCTTGTACTTGCTTATGTCCTGGCACCACCGGCGGACGATCAGAGCCACGCTTGTACCGTAGAGCACTGACATTATGACCCAGCCTATGATTATCGGTATTGCGTTCTGTATCATTCTGTCAGCCCCATTTCTTCTTTCAGCTCCTTCACAAAGGACCCGTCGTGTAATGCCGCTTCTTCGTCGGACATTTCATATCCGAGCTTTTCAAGGAAGCTATATATATCTCCGAGTTTTGGGGACGGATTGTATTTAAACCCGTCATATCTGCCGCCGTTATCGTTCAGTCGCCCATCATCTTCCAGTGACAAGTAGGCGTGAACGAGCAGGGTTTTATATATCGGCAGATTGCCGTTTATCCGTTCGACTATCTCCTGTATCAGATCAGCTTCGGAAAAGTCGTTGTCCTCGTCCTCGATCTCCGGCGGAAGTTCCATTTTTATCCCACACAGGTCGGCGAATTCATCAGCAACAATATCGCAATACTGACCTATCAGATTTTCAATACTCGTTGCAAGACAGAGCTTGTAGAGTTCATCCTTTGTGAGCAGTCCGTCAGCCGTTGTCCATTCCTTGATGAACTTATATCTGGCGGCGTAAGCGTTCCCGTTTGCTTCGCTTATCTTCTCTCCGAGTTCTTTCAGCTTTTCTTCTCGCTCGGCTGCGGCATTCTTTTTCGCCTGTTCTTCGGGTGTTTCCTCTGTCGGCGTCGCCCTGCAATATATACTCACTTTCAGCGCCCAGTCTGTATCAGTTGCGTAGAAAAGCTCTGTCGGGATTTCCTTGCCCTCATATTTGGAATTGAGGGTTTCCATAAAAATTTCAAATGACGGCTCTTTGTCCCACAAGGTTAATATACAAGCAAACGCATTAGATTCAGCGCCTTCCTCTTTCTTCACATCAGCGAGAGGACGAGCGTGCGGGGCGAGTATCTTTCCCCACTCGGCGGCTTTTTTATCGCGCTCCTGCTGCTTTATCGCTCTTTCAAGCTCATAGGTGAAATTGTTGGTGCCCATTTTGTCAAGCAGTTCGTTCCGCTTATCAATGCTTTCAAGTTCGTTGAGCTTGTCAAAGTCTCCGAAAGTTACCTGTCTGCCGACAGCAGCGGCGACCTTCTCCAGATCCAGTTTTGCTATCTGTAACCTTTTGCGTACTGTTGTTTTGGAAAAGCCTGTTTTTGCAGATATTTTATCGACAGACTGTCCCATATCAAACATCAGCTGAAATCCCTCAGCCTGTTCAAGCGCGTTCAGATCGGAGCGCTGTATGTTCTCCAAGAGCATTGTTTCTATCTGCTCCTTGTCGTCCATATCAACGACCGCACAGGGCAGCTCCGTGAGCCCCGCTATCTTTGCCGCCGCACATCTGCGATGACCGATAACGATTATATACTGGTCGGGATTTTTCTTATCCGGCACGACGGTTAGGTTCTGCAATACTCCCTTGATCTTGATGCTGTCCGCCAGCTCCGTGAGTTCTCCGAGATCCTTTCTCGGATTGTTCTTGTGTGGTATCAGCTTGTCTATCGGGAGATAAACGATACCGCCCTTTTCCGCCGGTCCGTTGATTTCCAGTGCGTGATGTTCGGCTGTTACGCTTTCTTCCGTCTGTATAGCGTAGTGTTCCGCTGCGTACTGCTCTCTCAACTCTTCCTGGTCTTCGAGCTCCTTGCCAGGACAAGCATTGTAGCGGTAATAATCGCACTCGATCTCCTTGTTCTTCCATTCGCATTTCTGCTCGCAGGCGTCCTTGAACGGACACCGATCATTCTTTTTCGCTGTTCTTGCCATAAATATGCTCCTTTCGAATCAATGGCTTAGTTGATATGTACTTCTTCCAAGTGACCTATCCTTTTGGCTATCGCTATCCCGCCTATGCAGAGCAGCGACTTGACAAAGTCTGTTTCGACATATCCGGCGGCGAGTATCACGAGGATAAATACCGCCACGCCGCTAATTTCCTGTTTCCTCGCTCTGAGGAAGCGAACCAAGTCCTGCATAATGTCTGTAATAGATTTCATCAATTCTTTTCCTTTCTTTTTCCTTTGCTTCTGAAATACTCGCTATTGCTTTGAGCGCGTCACCGCCGAATGCTTCATCAGATTTAGCTATCCGGGCGCTTAATGCTTTCGGCATCTTTGCCTTTTCGAGCTCTCTTTCATACGCTGGAGTGTACAGATCCATAAACATCTGCTTATCGTGGCCGCCGTGCTGCTCTTTGAGCGTCGATGTGCCGATAGTCTCAATAACCTTTGCGATAAGCGGCGGGAGCTTTACGTAACAGTCCCGAAGGTAGATATAGTCTTTCACTACGCTCCACGCCACATCGGGCGGTATCAGATCGGGGTGCATCAGCTTCGCCATTTGCTCTCGTATTTCCGCTATACTTGGTGCCCATTTATTTGTTGAGATGTGTTTTTGTAAAGCTATCTCAACAAGCCTATAACTGTCGTTTTCAAAATACTTATACCAGAATTCTACCATGCTGGTAAAAGTATCATCTTCTATTTTTTCCATGAATGTTGGATAGGCAAGTTTAATTGCTGTTATTATTTGAATTGTTTCCGTTTTCGTCATCTAATGCCTCCTTATACATCCTTTTGAGTATATCCATTTTGCTCTCCTTTTTGGGGATTGCAGTAGTTTTTGACTCAATATTCCTTCTTGTCCAGTTACGTACAGCTGCCTTCCAATCCTTCATTGCGTTCTTTCCGACCTTCCACCCGTTGCTCTCATAGTAGTCGTACCAGTAATCAACATCAAGGTCATAGCCGTTATCTGCGCAGAACTGTTTTACTTCTTCGAGCGTAGGTTTTACAAAGCGCTTGCTTTTTTGCTTCGGCTCGTCCGGCGGGAGTGAGCGAGCAGGCTGCGAAGCAGCCCTACTCTCTAACTCTAATTCTGACTCTTTCTCTAACTCTATATCTTTTTCTATATCTTTCTCTATATCTATCTCTTTCTCTGTGTTACATTTTGTTACATTGGTGTTACATTGTAACGCTCGTTGTTTTTCGCGGTGATCTCTCACACGCTTTGCTGATGCGGTTTCGCCGTCTATCAGTTTCTCGGTTTCAGACATATATATCGTTCCGTCATCAAGCATCTCGATCATATTCAGACCGATAAATACTTCCATAGCTGCCTTTACGATATCAACGTTTGTGCCAGTGATAACCGACAGCATTTGTTCGTTGTAGGGAATGGTATCAGAGAAACGTAGTTCGCCTTTGTGGTCGATGCTTTCCAACAAGAGTTTCAGATAAAAGAGTATGTAGTCTTTGCCGTTTGGCATAGCCTCAACGATTTTAATGTCGTGGCGCTTGAAGAAATCTCGTTTCAGCTTGATCCAGTAGTATTTCTTTTCCGCCATAGTACGCTCCTTTTAGAACGGGTAATCATCATCTTCCGGAGGCGGTGGAACTGTCAGCTGCGGCTGTGCCGCAGGTGCGCTCTGTGTTCCGCCGTAAGGCTGATCGGGCGGCGGGGGATTATTCCCGCCTGCCGGTTCAGATTTCTTGTTTCCGTGCGTGAAATCAGCCTTGTCGATGATAACCTCTGTGACATATACGGTCCTGTTATCCTTGGTTTGGTATGAGCGTGTGGAGATCGATCCGGAAACAAGTATCTCGTCTCCCTTATGCCAGTAACGGCAGATATGCTCTGCTGTTGTTCTCCATGCGACGCAGTTGATAAAGTCGGCTTTCTTCTCCGCGTCTTTACCCATATAGCGATCCACCGCTATGCTGAATGATACTACCGATATGCCACTCGGCGTGACCTTTAGTTCAAGGTCGTTGCAAATACGGCCTAAAAGCTGACAACTGTTCATTTTTCGTCCTTTCCCGCTAAGACATTGAGTATATAATCAGCTGCATAAGTGGACGGGCTTTCTTTCTTCGCCTTGATCAGCAGTTCAAGCAACGCCTCTTTCTGTGCAAGCTCCTTGTACTCTTCAAGGGGGATCTTTGCAAAGCTGATATACTTGTACTCAACTGTCGGAGCTGTGAGCTCCCGCGTTTCCTGGAGTTCGGGGATAGGATCACCGACGATCTCCTTTACCTCGTCCTCTGTAATGCCGCTTGTTTCGGGAGTTGCAACTGTTTCTGCGGTCTCCTCGATTGTCGTTTCCTGTGTGTTGTTGATGTCTGCCATTGTTATTTCCTTTCCGTAGGCGCGGACGCCCACAATGATTTTAATTTTTCAATTTCGCCGGGCGGTCTGTGCTCGATACCGAGAGTTTCACACTCTTGAATGAGGTTATCGAGCAGTCTGCCCATTTGCTTACGGCTGTACTTGCTGCTACCGTAGTAGCAGCGTACAACCACATTTTCGCCGTCGGGCGCGAAATCGACCTGTTCCGTCACCCAGCCCACACCGAGCATTTCCCACGCCGTGCGGAGCGTTTTCGCGTCGTCGGGGTCAAGCGTGAAATCCCGCCAAATCCCGACTTCCTTTATCGACTGCCGGTACACCTCTTCTTTTGTGAACACTGTACCGTCACGCGACATTACATCTGCGATCTTCTCGCACAGCTCCCAGCAGTAAGCGTTCGCGTTTCTTGACCGCTTCGGGGAGTATATATTTAATCCGAACTCGACTTCTTTGTCTTTGAGCTCGTCATAGACTGCTCGCAGATCGGTCGCGGTAGTCACCGTTATATTCTGCGTACCGTCGGCGTTGAATGTCAGACCTGTTATTTTACCCTTCATCGTTATCGTCCTCGTCCCTGTGACAGTGCATATATTCAAACTTGCCGTTTCTGCCGATGTTCCGATATATGAAATCGTCGCACTTTGCCTTGCTCTGATGATACCGCTGCGCCCGTATCTCGTAAGCGTATTCACCGGCCGCTTTTTTCTGCCGTATCTTTTCCTCAATCTCTTCGTCAATGTAGTTGGCTTCAATGAGGTACAGATCGTAGTTCCGGGCGGTCACCCCGTTCATATTGTTAGTATCAGTCGCGTATATGACCTTTCCGATAGGGAAATGGACTTTCCAACCGCAATTAGGTACATCGTGCGTCAACGGAAACGGTATCATATTACAAGCACCATAGTAGTATATGGTGTTGAAATTCAACACATCTATGTTGGCTTTCGGCACCTTGCACTCGATCAGAGCATTCACAAGCCACTTTCCGCAAGCAAACCGCAGCGTCGGTCTTTCTTCCGCGAGCAGTCGTATGCAAGTCTTGTTGAAGTGATCGGAGTGTATGTGCGTCAGCAGGACGAGCTTCAGCTTTTTGTAGTACGGCGCAAGGGCTTTGAAAGGAACGCCGCAGTCAATCAGCACTATGTCATTTATCACTACGGCATTTCCTTTTGAGCCTGTGGAGATTATTGTGTAGGGTATATCAGCCATATCATATCTCGTCCAGGTTTACTTTTTCTTCCGCGCCAGTCTCGCCGCTCGCTATCTGTGTTCCCGGTGGGATAGTGCTTGTCTCACCGACTCCGGTCACGAAATCGCCGTCGTCTGTTATCTCGATTGACTTTGCGTCCTTGTCGAATACCGTCTGTAACTCGGTGGACATTACGCCCCACTTGCTTATGAGCTGACGGAGCATTGTCTTTTTAGCCATTTCGTCAAAGTTCTTGTACCAGAACGACGAATACTTCCACATTTCACTATCGGGTATTTCTCCTTTGAGCATTTTCTTGTAATTGAGCAGCGAGAACGCGGGGGAATACTTGTCGGCGTGAGCCTGCATTTTTTCCTTTGTCCAGTAGATAACCTTTTTGAATCCGTTAAGATACTCAAAATAAGCCATATATCCGATAACGGGTAAGGTTTCTCTCTCGTCGTCGTCCTCGACGAATGCGAAACGCGGCTTTCCTGTCGTGGGATCCTTTCCGCGATATTCGCCCTGTCTGATCTCCATTACATCGAGATCGGCATAGTAGCCAGAGCGAAGCGCGAGCTGGATATATCCCTTATATCCGAGAATAAACTGCGCCTTGCTGATACCCGCTCTCTTATCCTTGAACGGTACAAGGTAATACTGACCGAGCTGCGGGCTGGGCGACAGGTTAAGGCTTTCTCCGAGAAGAGCACCCGCGAGTATCGAGCCGTAGTCGCACTCCTGCAAGGCTCCGTTTGTCGCCACTGCTGCTGTTATAGCTCCGACAAACCTTTTTGCCTTTTCGGGGTCGCCGAGCGTATTGTTGATAAGCCGCCTGTATGTATCGGTGGCAAGTGCCTGTGAAAATGCGGGTCTATTCGCACTCATATTCATATCCTCCGTTGTTCAAAAATTCTTTCAGTGCTTTCAGTTTCGGGAGCGTTCCTCTGACCGTGAATGTCGTCGAGTAGGTCTTCTCTGCGACTGTTTCTTCTTCCTGCGGTGCTTCGGGATCCGCCTCCGCTGTCGGCGGTGCGAATTCGGCAGTTTCGTCAACTGCTTTGTCAACTGCTTCGACAACTGCCGCCCTTTCTTCGACAACTGCCTGTGCAGCTTCTCTCCGGCGCTGTTCTTCCTCGATAGCCTTGTGGCGCTCTGAAACGCGCGTGATAGCCTGTGCAACATTCAGCGATATTTTATACTCGACAAGTATTTCTGCGCTGTTAGGCTGCGTTTCAATGAGTTGCAACTCATCATTCACCTTGTCGAGAAAGGTCTTGATCTGTGTGCGTATGGATTTCTTCGACGCATTCAGCGTTATGTTGAGTCCGACGCGGTCCAGCGTAACGAAATCGATCATAATGCTTTTTGCGTACTCGTCGAAATACTCCTGCGCGTCGGCTCTCTTTGCCGCTTTCAAGCCGTTCTCGACCTCTGCGATCTTCGCTGCAAGTTCCTCGTCGCACGGCTTGTATATGTCGGTGACGCACTCCTTGTACACCTGCTCAAATTCCTCATAAGGCGCGAGTATGGCTTTTTTGGCTGCCTTGCGCTTGTCTTCCAGAGCCTTGAATATCTTGGATATGTACGCACGGGTCGCTCTGACAGACTTCAATGTATCCTCTGTACACTCCATTTCTTTGGCTCTTGCCGTTTCTTCCGAGAACTTCTCCTTGATCTGCTGGAGCTGCTGCTTGATGATAGGCAACTGCTCGACTACGATCAGGGAGCCTTCCTCTACCGGAACAGCGTCTATGATCTCATTTTCCATTGTTTTCCTCCGTTTCGATAAACTTGATTGTGATTTCCGTCAATGCCGCTTGCACGGTCTCATATCCGGCTCTCTTTATTGCAGCCTTGAACCGATTGTATGTATCGGTATCAACTCGGCAGGAGAGCATTGCGGTCAGCTTGTGATAGCCGTTCCTGCGGCGCTTTTCCTTTGTGAGCATTTCCGGCGCGAACTTGCGCAGGACAATGTCAACTGCCTTGTAGTAGAGCGTCACGCCGTACTTATGCGGATTTTCTGCCTTGCTGTTCACGGTTTTGTCGAATCCCGGGAACTCCGGCTGCAATACAGCGATAATGTCCTTGACGGTCAGCTCTTTCTTCTGGCGCAAATCCCGCAGGTCGAACGACTTGACAATTTCGGGAAAATCTGCTATACTGTACTCAGACGCGGTTTTACCGTTGTCTGTTTGTGTTTGAATTGAAGCTGTGTCGTTGGTCGCGGGCAGCTTCTTTTCTTTTGCACAGTCGCAGGTTTCGCCCGGGTCGAGATTTGCGCCACAGTCGGGACAGGTCGTATAGATCATATTGTTCTCACCCCTTTCACCGCACCTATACATTTTCTTTCCTCGCTATCGCAAGGTTCTGATACCACCGTTTCTTCGGCATTGTCAACACCTTATATCCGATCGTTTCAAGCTCCGTGCTGCGATCGTAGGATTTTACATCTTGAGCGTACTGTGTGATTGCGTTCGATACTCCGTACAGGGTGAGATCTCCGCCCTCGATCAGATGTCCGAGAACGCCCTCGCTCTCCGACTGCGTTATGGAGTAGTCCTTTGACGTAAGCTCTATGACTTTTGGCACCATTGAGCCGTTGTCGATCTTTGCTTCGGTAGCCTCGCGCATCTTGCTGACGATCTGCTCAAATATCGCCTGCTCAACTGCCGCATACACTGCATCACGGACTTTCATCATAAATGCCGCATCATCAGCAGCTATGGTATCATCACGGAATATTCCCATATCGTAATCAGCCTCATTGACACGCCCTATGTGATACTTCCGGACGTTGCCGTCCTGCGCGATCATTCCATTGGAGCAGACCATACGGTAGATCAGAGGTGCGATATTGACTGATCCAAGCCCTACCTCGCTGTTCGATATGACGATCCCCGCCTGTACGACATCTCCTTTGCGTATCTCCGTCGTGAGACGGGGATTGACCACTTTCAGATACATCTTGCGATCCGTCAGCTCACAAGACTTGACCTCTGCACCTTGCATCTGACCGATTATCGGCAGAACCGTTTCAGCAACCTGCACATTATCTATCCTGCGGTATCTGTTTGAGAGGAATGCTCTCACGTTGCCGTCGAGGGTGCGCACCATTTTCTGTACCGGCTCTGCGGTCTGCGGTGCCCTTTGGAACCAATGGTTTACATTTGTGGCGAGAAGAGAGGGGCTTTCTGTCCTCATTTTCTCGTAATACTTGCTCGGTATCTGAAGGTATTCACCTATCTGCCCGTGTGCTATGTCAGTTATTCCGTAGTTACTGCCGCCGAGCACAAGTCTCGTTGTGCTGCTGTCGGTCTCCATAGACAGTGCGCTCGTGTCTGCGAGATAGTCTTTCGCTTCTGCCTGTTGGCGTTTGATCTCCATTGCCAAATGCTGTAATGTTTTTCCTTCTTTCACTTTTGCTCCTTTCGCTGTACTTCCATGAACACTTCGCGGAATGAAACCTTATGCTCGTCGGTATTCTCCGCCTTGTGTTCTTTTTGCTTTGGCAGCTCCCGTTCCCGGAACTGCTTGTCCGTAGTAAGTGCAGATTTCTCGGTTACGATCTTCATACGCTCTCCTTTGCACCGACATACTCCATAAACTCGCTTTTGTTGATTCGCCACGAGTTGCGGCCTACCTTGTGAGCGGGTATCTCTCCCGATACGCACAGCTTTCGTGTATGGTCGTAAGTAAACGCAAGCAAATTTGCAGCGTATGCCACATCGAACATTATAGGCACCTTCGACCAATCATAAATAAGCACACGTTTGTTCTTTTCTCTCGGCATATTATCAACTCCTTTCAAAGAGAACGTCCCTCAGATGTCTCAAGGTGACGCGAACGTACCGGTGATTGAATTGTCTGCCGCACACCTCTTGATTAACATAGTAGTTACCGCAGCCGTAGTGCTTGACGACCCATACTTTGCTCGGATTGAACGGATCCGTTATTCTTGTGATGCTCCCATTCATTGTACTGCTCCTTCCGTTGCCGCTATAAGCAGATCGTCCTCGTCTTCGGGGTCTTTGGCACGGAAATCCTCGATGTTTTTGCCTTGCGCCCGGAGTTCCGCGCCCCGCTTCGCCAGATTGCGCAGAGTGTAAAGGCGCTGTCTTTCGCGGTATTTCTGCCGCAGCTCCGCCCTTGCGAGCGACACATCCTGGCATTTGGTAAGCAGTTCTATCTCCTCTCGCACTTCCTCGTCTGTTAAACCTTTGCTCATTCTGTTATTCCCTCCTTTTCTCTCATTAGGTTCCGAAACTCCCTGTCGATCTCCGCGAGGGACTTAGCGCCGGTCTTGCCCGCATCCGAGAGTAACCAGATGCACGTCACCAAGTCGTGCCACGGCAGTATCTGCATGCGCATGAGCTGATCTTCTGTGAACAGGTTGTCTTCTTTGATGTAGGACAAGTAGGCTTTGATATCTTCCTTTAGCATTTTGATGCTCCTTCCGTCGCCCCATATTTGGGGCAATCAAGCTAAAAAAATTTGAGCCTTCTCGTCTCCGTTGACAATACTAAGCTCTTTACAAATGTCAGCAACTTCTTTCAGTGTAAAGGGGCTTTTCCCCTTTAGGCGTGATGTCATAGTACCCTCTGACATACCTATTTTGTCCGCAAGCTCCCGCTGGGTAACACCTGCTATGACCATTTTAGCCTTTAATGCCTTTGCGTTCAGCACTTAAATCCCTCCTTTCTTTGCCCCATATTTGGGTCGTTTTTATAGTACCACAAAATTTGCGATTTGTCAACCCATTTTTGAAACAAAATTTAAAAAATTTGAAATTTTCTATTGCAAAATTGGGGCAGATGTGATATAATACTCTGGAAAGGGGTTGATTATATGGAGAATACTTACCTTGATTATCGTGCAATAAAAGGAGATATAGATAAATCCGGACTCTCTCAGAGAGAAATCGCTGATTTAACTGGAATACCCAAATCGTCAATACAGAGGTATTTATCCGGCAATTCTGCAAATGTTCCAATAGATAAAATTGTTGATATCGCAAAAGCCGTCGGAGCAGATCCTAAGCATTGGCTTGGTTGGGACGACAAAGAGTCCGCCACCGACGAAGGTAGCGGACGGGTCAAAATACTTCTTGATTTGTTTTTACAGCTTAAGCCAGAACATCAAGATATGATTATTGCTCAGATAAAAGGTCTTTTGCAGAATTGATGATTTTCTCCTGCTTATCTGGCGGCAGATTTATGAACATTTCGAGTGCGGTTATTGCTTTTTCTATTGCTGCGACCTCGCCCTCGTTGGCGACCGTTTCCGCTTCGGACATTTTTCTCACCTCTTTTTATTTTTTATCTGCCGACAGTAACCATATTATATCACAAACAAAGATGTTTGTCACTAACAACAAATGATAATATAAAAAAGAAATGAAGGGACAAAGTGAAAATGGGCTTCAGTGCAAATACAACCAAAGAATGCACCGATTATGTATGTGTTGATATCGAAACGTCCGGCGGAGATATACATACAGCGGAAATCATTGAAATAGGTGCTGTAAAGGTAGTGAACCGCGAAATTGTAGGACAATACAGCACCCTTGTAAAACCAAACAAACCGGTTAACCCCTACACATACAGCATTAACGGCATAAGCGATGACGATGTTGCAAATGCACCTTCCATTGAAGAAATCTTTGATGACTTTCTTGATTTTATCGGCGACAGCATACTTCTTGGACATAACATTGCGGCTTTTGATCTGCAAATATTACGAGAGGTTGGATTTCAGTTAAAAAAATATGTCAAAAATCAATACTTAGATACACTGTATGTCGCAAAGAAAATCCTTCCCGACTTACCCAGCTATAGTTTGACCTCATTGTGTGAATACTACAGTATTGAGAACGCTTATGCACACCGCGCGTTGAGCGACTGTCTTGCCAACATCGAAGTGTATAATGCAATGATGATAGACAAGGAAGGAAATTCAGGAAACATATCCAAACACAAAAAGAAAAGAAGTAATTATGTTCCTGTCTCCGATACAACAAAACTACTCATACGTTTAGTTGGTATTGTAGAGGGCATTATATGCGACGGAAACATCGAAGAGAATGAAATCACTTATCTAAGAAAGTGGCTGAATGAGCATGCCAATCTCAAGGGTAACTATCAATATGATGCGGTTGTTCAGGCTCTTGACGGCAAAAAGGACATTACATCGACACTTGCCGCTATTGTGGATCCCATTGAGAATAAAACAGAAACAATAAACAGCATAGACCTTAACGGAAAACTGGTGTGCATTACCGGCGAGTTTGACTGTGGTTCAAGAAGTGATGTTGAGCAAACATTGATAAATGCCGGCGCCGATTTAAGCCGCTCCGTAGTAAAGGCGTTAGATTATCTCATCGTTGGCGGGCGCGGCAGTGAATCATGGGCCTGTGGGAATTATGGCACGAAAGTACAAAGAGCACTGGAATTACAGGAAAAGGGCGGAAAAATCAAAATTATACGAGAATCAGAGGTGCTGAAGGATATATGGAACAAATCACATTCGGAGAAGTAAAAAACGAAATAGAAAGTTTAAAGGACATAGTTTATACGGTCTGTAAGATCGATGGATATTCACAAGACCTTTTTGAAATTTCTGACAACAAGATAAAATCATCCGTCATAGGTTTTTCGGGAAGATTTAACAAAACTCTGGTGTTCAGGTTTACTCTGTCAAAATTTACAATTGTTGTCCCGAAAAAATATGACGAAATGGTAAAAGAGCACAACGGAACCGATATCATTGATATTAAATCTCCCAAGGATTATATACAATCTTATTTTTCGACCTATGATGAAGCCGAGTCTTTCCTTCGGAAATATATCCCTCAGTATGTAGAAGACTATCCTCCTACGGAGCGTTTCGGCTGTTGTCACAGATATGTAGAATGTTCAAATGCGAAAGAATGTCTTGCTCCCGATAAATTCCATGCAAAAGGTTGTTATTATAAAAACAATTTGGAGAATGGTAGGATTTTCTACGGGGAAAACGCGAATACATAAAAAATTACTGAATACAACTGGAACCAGCAAACTAAAAGGAGGAATCACTATGAGTACAAGAGAAAAAATAGTTTCTGCTCTCGATATGCTTTCCGATGAGCAGATAGAAGCGTTATTCACTCTGCTGAATAACCTCGCAGGATTCGCAAGCGAACCGAACACCGAGACCATAGCCGCTATGCGTGAGTCAGATCGGATAGCACATGACCCGAACGTAAAAGGCTATTCGGACATGAATTCTCTACGGGAGGCTCTCGATGCAGAATAAATACACCGTAAAATTCACATCGCGCTTCAAGAAGGACTACAAGCTCATTCAGAAGCGCGGTCTCGACACAGACAAGATGTTCGAGGTCATTGACCTTATCGCCGCCGGCACTAACGAGGAGCTGCTTAAAAAGGACTATGACGACCACGCCCTCTCCGGCAACTGGAAGGGCTACAGAGAATGTCACATTGAGCCGGACTGGCTCCTGATCTACGAAATCGTCGAGAATGTTCTTGTTCTTTCCCTCGTCCGCACCGGCACTCACGCCGACCTTTTCAACAAATAAATCCCCTCACCGACTGGCCCTCGGTGAGAGGATAAGTGTTTGAGATATGCTATAAGCACACCCTAAGACGGTTATATTATATAGCATATTCTCCCGTTTTTGTCAAGAAATACGCTCAAAAATTGGCGTTTTTGAAAACGAGATACACTTTTTCGCTGACTTTGCGCTGAATTAAGTGTATTTTTTAAGAGAATTAAGTGAAAAGGGGGAATTACTATGTCGAAAAACAAGAAACGCCCGGACGGTAGATACCAAGCGCAAGTATATCTCGGAAATATCGGAGGCAAACCAAAGTACAAGTATGTCTATGCTTCTACCCAGAGAGAGCTTGACAAAAAGGTTCAAGAAGTCAAGCTAAAGCTCGGCAAAGGTCTTGATCTGACTGCCGAGCGCGACACCTTCGGTTACTGGATGGAGCGTTGGCTGAAAATAAAGAAGATAAGCGTAAGCAACGGCAGATATGCCACATACAAAGCTCGTTCCAATAACCTAATGCCGCTTTATAACCTCAAAATTTCAAAGCTCCTCACAAGCGACTTCCAAGAGATATTGATAGATTGTTCGACCACACCCAATGAAAGGACAGGCAAACCGTACTCTCGCGCCACTATCATTGAAATAAAGAATAGCGCATCACAGATAATGCAGTTGGCGGTCGAAAACAGAGTTATTGATTACAACCCTGTTCCCGCTGTTTCTATCCCGAAGTTTGCCGCCAAAGCAGAGAAAAAAAGGGCGCTCACCAAGCAGGAACAAAAGTGGATAGTCGAAACGCCTCACCGCGCACAGACCGCTGCTATGATTATGATGTATGCCGGACTTCGCAGAGGTGAGCTGTTCGCTCTTACTTGGGCGGATATTGACCTCAAAGCCGGAACGATCTCCGTTGATAAGTCGGTCGAGATCGTAAGCAATAAGTCCAGAGTTAAGGACGGTGGTAAATCAGAGGCGGCAACAAGAATAATTTATATCCCCGATATTCTTGTAAACTACCTTAAAAATCTTCCCGGCGAGCACTTCGGGAATGTGATACTCACCAAAGAAGGCAAGCCTATGACCGGCAGCGCGTGGAAACGGCTATGGGATAGTTATATTGATGATCTCAACCTTAAATACGGCAAATGGGGAAGCTGCTTTGAAACGGACGGTCAAAAACCGAGCAAATATGGTCCGAAGAAAAAACCGATGCTTATTCCTCGATTCACGGCTCACTGGCTCCGTCACACTTTTATCACTATGATGTACCTTGCCGGAGTTGATATTCTTACTGCAAAAGAACAAGCAGGACACGAAGATATTGAAACGACAATGTCAATATATACTCACCTTGACGAAAAGTACAAGAAAAAGAGTATCACAAAATTAAACGATTATATAAACAAGGACGAAGACGACGACAGTTCGGTGGAAAACGCATAAAAATTATATTGTGGCTGTGCCTGTCAATATACCTGTCAGACTTTCATTATTCGGTTTTATTATCACGATTGAAACTTCTTTCGGGACGCAGAGGCCGTGGGTTCAAGTCCCGTCACCTCGACCAATTTTTCTCACAACTTTTTCGGAGTTGTGAGAATTTTTATTTTCATCGGCTGTTACAGCTGTCCCGGCAGCCGCAGTCATGATACGCTCGTAGATAAAGCGTGGAAGTGTATTTACATACACTTCCACATACTGCTCATATACCACCACCTTTTCGAGGTAGAGATTGATGAGCTGCCGCTTCTCCTCGGGGCTGCCGCTCAGGAACAGCTCCCTCGCTTTTCTGTACGCCGCAGTCAGTTCTTCCTCGCTTATCAGCTCACCGTTCAGCCTTGACTTCACATCGTTAAGCTCGTTTTCGATACGGGCTTTTTCTTTTTCCAGAGCCTCAAGCTCGTTGAGAAGCGCATCGCTTCCGGTCTTGCTGATGACCTTTACTATGTTCCCGATCTTCGACGTTATCTGTTTCAGATTGGCTTCCATGCCCGCGATCTCGGTGTTCGATGCCGAGATCCTTTCGGAGTAGCTCTCCCTGTATTTCTTCACAAGCTCCGGTATCCGCTCGTCCGCAAGCACCACACGAAGTATCTCCTTTATCACGAAGTCCTCCAGCTCGTCGCGCCTGATATCTCTGTTCTTACAGGTG